GCAACAGGGCCACACTTGTACAACTTTCCACGTATGAAATGGTATGATTTGTTTTGTGCAATTGGACAGATGGCATGAGCATCTTCAGGCACACTAGAATGCAACCCGTACCGGCCATCGGGCAAAAACTTGATTGCACTGGGCATAAACTCATCTTGAATCCACACTGGGATCCAGGCACGATTAACGTCTCGTCCACTGCCCGGGGTGACGGTTGTGTTGCTGTCTAAAAACTCATAGTCAGCGCCATACCTGGTAGCTGGATGCCCTTTGGTCAATTTAAGAATTGGAGGTGTCATGAACTTCTCTAGGTCTTTTTCCAACTCCGGCAAATAGTTTTGATCGTGTAAACTAATACCCACCCAGTTGTTGGTTTCTGATACCAGCTTGTATAGGCCGCGCACATGATTGAGTCTTGTGCCATTTGTGAGGATTTGTACGTATTTCCCCCAGATTTTTTCTAGTCCATAGGCCCACTCTAGCACTGTGGGGTTCAGTAAAGGTTCGCCTCCCAAGATTACAATTTGATCAATGTCAATGTATTGAGCCCACTCTTTATACATTTCCTCGTAGTCGCTCCATTTCTGCCAACCACGGAAATCAAGATTGTTGAATCTGTTACAATCTTCACATGTGAGGTTACACACGTTTGTTATGTAGAATTCAACTTTGGGTATTTTGATCCGCTCTGGGATCATATTTTAACTGCTCGTTTGGCCATTTTGTTTACTGTGTCTCTGGCTTGATCAACAGACATAGTGTCAGCATCAACTGCCCCTGGTTCTTGGGCACCTTGAAAATACACTTTGCCACTCTTGGGATCAGCTGGATCAAGTTCTACGTTGGTAATAATATTACTTAGTGGGGGTAACAAACTTAGATCTTTAAGTTGCTGTCCGGTCATGCTGATGCCCATGTTGTTGGCCAAATCAAGAAAGGCAGCTAAGTCAAAGGTTTTATTTGCATTAGTTCCCTCGGCACGAGACAGCAAAAACTGACTCAATGCCATGACTTTCTGATTATTCAAGCCGCCAGTGGCAACTTCAAATATTTTCATTATCTACGCTCGCGACCCAGGTTAGCACCAATGTCTACTTCTTCCTCACCGTCATCGGTTGGCAATGTTGCATCAATGTCAAGGTCTGCATCAATATCAGCGCCGGCATCGGCACCTAGGTCTGCGCCAGGTGCTGGCATTGCGCCTGTGTCTGCGCCAGGAACTATTGGAGCCTGGCCAGTTAACACAGCCTGGGCGGCTTCTAGTTGTGTTTTACCTGATTGAACTGCACCCAACAATGTTGTTAGTGCGGCTGTTGCATCAGCTTGATATTTGGTAGCTTGTTCAATTCCCATGTCGTTGCGAATACTGTTGACCAAGGCAGGCATATCTTTAAATTGCATTTCAGAAATTTGTTCCATCATTTTCTGAATTTGATCAACCATGTCTTGTGCAGCCAATACAACTTGAGCTTGTTGCACTTCACTCTCGCTAATACGACGACGGCTTTCAGCCATGCCCATAGCAGGCTGACTAATTTGTTTTTGTATAGCACGTACCTGCTCTTGAGCGGCTCTGAGTTGGTCTTGCAGTTGTTTTTTGCGTTGTGCAATTTGCATACCCATTTGTGCTGGATTAACGGCAGGAGCGGCACCACCAGGTGCGGCGCCGGTGGCCAAAGCCCCGGGCATGGCTGCTACTTCACCAGCTTCGTTAAGTCGTGCTGTTAGTGCTTGTTCCATCATTACCAATTGCATGTACGCTGGGTTGCGTTCGCTCTTGTGGAACGAAGGTTGTGAGCGGTGCTCACTTAGCATGCCTTGCACCTTGGCCAACATGCCTTGTGCACGACGGGGACCAATTTGGTCAAAGTCAATGCGTCTACCGTGCTGATTTTCTATCACGCGGGCGATTTGTTTGGTTAGGCGTTTGGCGCCGAGTTCTTGCAAGTTCATCGTTGAATCCTCTTAGTTGAAAGTATTTAGCCAAATTAATGCATTTCGATAGTCGTTCTTGTGCATGGGTTAATTGTGCTTGTTTTTGTTCTAATTTATCACGTACTACTCTACGACGTTCACGGTCTTTTAAAGTATGTAATAATGCCTGTGATGCGGCTACATCGTTTGCCAATCTAATGGTGTCAAAATCAGCTATTTCTAAGTTGCGGGACAAGGTATAATTTTTATTTTTTTCAGCCACACACCAGCTAATTGCAGTTTTAATCGAGCTAAATTCGCGTATTTGTTCTTGCTTAACAGTTACTATAACTGCCAGGGGCTTTTTTAGAATCTCGTAAATACCAAATGCATGGTACACACCTGATTCCTGAAATATTGCATTTTGTTGGGCAATTTCAGCTTCTGCTTTAATCAAGCGGTTGAGTCGATCTAGTACAACAAGGTCTTTTGTCATTTAAGTACATAATGTGATACTAGCCATCCAACTGTGCCCAGTAGTACGCCAATTAAGCCTGACCCCCAGGTAACCAATTGATCGTTTCGTTTGTTGGCCATGTTTTGCACCATGCCGTGCAGTTCTTCAATCATTGATTTAAGACTACTAACATTGGTCTCTACTGTTTCCAGTTTGAGCTCTAGCATTTTGTAGCGTTCAGCGCACAATTCAACATGAGCCTCAAGACTCTTTTTTTCAATATCGGTAGTGTCCATGACGATTCCTTATAGATTATTTACCGTCAAACTATGTCAAACCAAATATTGGGATTGTTGCTTTGAGTCTCAAGTGTAGTGCCTGACGCGGCAGTTTCTTCAAGTCCTTGTATCATAGGCACACCCTCACAATCTTTTATTAGCAATCCCAAAGGATTATCATTTACAAATATAGTATCGGGGTTTAGTACGTCAAATTCAAAACTCCAGGTTTGAGTTTTTGCGTTGTACTCGGGCAAGGTGATGTTTTCTGGTAGTGTTCTTAAAGAAATAAGTTGGTTTAGTGTTTCCCAATTACGCTGTTGGTTCCTGGCACGAGTCCAGTGAGAAATATCTTTTACAACTTGACCATCAGTGGTATGAAATGGCACCTGTGATTCTTTAAACTGGCTGCGGATTCCCGTGGCAGTTATATCAAATATAGTGTAACATTTGATTCGAATTGGCATTATGCTAGTGTGATTCTGCTGTTTGCACTCAAAACATAACGTTCACGTTGTCCTCGATAAGGCAAAGCCGAGTGTTGAATCCAACTTGGAAATAATATCATCATTCCTGGCTCAGCCAAGATGTCTATACTATTATCACGTGTCACGTACAATGTGCCTGCATCAGTATGCATGGTATTATTGGGGTTGTAAAAACGATTCATGCCGTTTTTTGTTGTGCCGTCCATGTCCCCACAATCAAGATAGTAAATGCAACTCCAGGTGCTGTTGGGGTGTATGTGCATGTCGTGGTAGCCGCCGTCGCGTGTGATATGACACCATGATTCATGCAATTCAATCTGAACATTTGTACCAGGTGGCCAGTGACGTTTGTTGGCATCATGACTGGCTTTGAACATACAGGCTTTTACCCAATCGGCCCAGGCCAGCACAGCAGGATTGTCGTATTTGACAAAATCAAATCCGCTCTCGTACAGTCCTTTCTTAGCATCAGGTGCGACGTTGCTAACGTAATTGCGTTGTTCAAGATCCTGGCAAACTGCCTTGAGTTCTTGTGCATGAGTTTTGTGTTCAGCCCAGTCAAAGTTGTAGAACATTGTGGGCCATAGTGGCATTGGTTGCATAGTGTGAGTATTTAACAGCCAAAGAAAAACCCTGGAATAAATCCAGGGTTCTAATTGAGTTTAAATCAATTAAGCTAGTTTGAAGCCAGCAGTTGTAACGTCTGTACCAGTAACGTTAACACCTGTTACGGTGCCATCGCTGGCTGTGATTTGAACGTTGCCAAGTGCACGGAGGCTAGCTTGCAATGTAGTTGTAGTCCAGGCAGCTTGTGGATACACACCAATGCTGATCTGACCAGAGCTGTCAGCTTCAACTTGATACATAGCAACTGTAGCTGTGTTTTGGATGTTTTGCATTAGTTGGTTAACAACACCAGGAGTGAAAACACCACCTGAGTATGAACCCAGTTGTGTTGTCAAATCGATGTTCTGATTGGAACCGTTCTGAACAATAATCTTGAAGTAATCAAGCTTGGGGCCAGCCATCTGCACCAAGGCAGCTGAGCTGATTGTACCAGTTTGTGAACCGTTGTTAACGTCTAACGCAAATACTGGTTGCGAATCACCATTGAAGGGTGGAAAATATGCCATTTTAAAAATCTCCTAAGTTAGTGGCCTTTCTGGGCCTACTTTTATTTAGTCGATTGACAAAAATCACTGTGGTTGAGGATTATTTCTAGCACGATTTTGTGCGGCAAAAGCATCTGAACTAAAGCGTCCCACTGCTTTGCTGTAGCCTGCAGGGGTGGCCATGACCCAGCCTTCTTGTCCTGGATGCTGTGCATCTAGCTGACCGCGGATGCCTTCTTTGATGTCGTGCAGTAGTAAAAATGCTTCAAATGCGGCTGTCATCCCAGCTTGTCGCTGTGGGTCATTTACATAGTTGGCAATGTTGTTGTATTTGCTGGCAGTCACTTTGCCCTGCAACCATTTACCAAATTCAGGCAGTAGTGTTTGTGGATTCAGACGTTGTCCCACTTTGGTGTTAACATAGTCTACACAAAGTTTAGCTAGGTCAGCAATCTTGGCATCACGCATGGCAGCAGGGTCAAACAAACGGTTAATATTGGTGCCCTGTGTGGCCACAATGTTTTGTAACTGTTTGACCTTGCCAGCATCGGGTACAATAGAACTTGGTACACTTGTTGCAGGATCAGCTAGTAACAAGCCCGGAACAGGATTAAATTCAACACCTCTAAGTGGCTCACGTGGTGCGTTTTGATCTGCATACATGGTGTGCATGGCCACTCCCACTCGACTTGCACCAATACGTTTGCCCAGTGCGCTGTTTACAGGAATTTTATATGTGACTGTGTTGGGAGTAAACACATACCGCCCGTTTTCCACAGGTGGTGTATCCATGTACAATAAGTCACCTTTAACATATCCACGGAAATCCCGGGGCAAGGCGGCATTTAACATGGGCCACAGTTGAGTATAGATAGGTGCTAGTTGTTCAACACGATTGCCTGCTTTGCCCTTGGCCACAGCACTAGCATCACGTTGCGCCATGTTTCGAGTAATAGCATCGGGGCTAGTAAACAATCCGTCGTAGCCCTTGGCATCAAATCCTGATCCGTCTGTGAGCACAAACTCACCTGTTG